CAACTTTGGAGAAGATTGGTTATACCCCAAACTCAAAGCGGCCCCACCGAAAGAAAAGGCGGCTTAAATGGCTAAGACTCCTGCGTGGCAACGCAAAGAAGGTAAGAACCCAAAAGGTGGGCTAAACGCCAAGGGAAGGGCATCGTACAACGCTGCTAACCCCGGTAAGCCCGGTTTGAAGGCTCCGCAACCCGAAGGTGGTTCGCGCAAGAAGTCATTCTGTGCTCGGATGACAGGCATGAAAAAGAAGTTAACTAGTGCCAAAACCGCTAATGATCCAAACAGCCGTATCAACAAAAGCCTACGGGCGTGGAAGTGCTGATATGGAGCAGATGATTTTATTTTCTTGGTCTGGTGTGTTGTCTGCCTTGGTGGGTGTGGCAGGGTTTGTTGCTTGGGAAAAGAACAACAAACTAAATACGCTGGAAAAGATGTTAAATGATACTAAATTGGAGGTGGCTCGTGAAAACGCTACTAAAACAGAAATTGAAAAACTTGAGCGCTATATTGATGAACGCTTTAACAAGTTTGAAGAAAAAATTGACCGACTTATTCAAGCGAGGTAAATAATGGATAATCTAAAACCTGTTAATGCAGAACAAAACCCCGGTCTTTCAAAATTACCTACCGAAGTACGAAACAAAATGGGGTATATGAAAAAAGGCGGGAAAGTATCATCTGCGTCTAAACGTGCTGATGGTTGTGCTCAACGTGGTAAGACCCGTGGGAAGATGGTCTGATGCCAACCGTATCAGCCAAGCAGGAAAGGTTTATGCAAGCGGTGGCTAATAACCCAAAGTTTGCAAAAAAGGTGGGCGTACCAACGTCCGTAGGCAAAGAGTTTACTAAAAAGGAAGGTGGAGTCATGAAAGAGTCAAAGGCAATGATGAAGAAGGAAGTGTCCTTTATGAAGAAAAAGGGCGCCCCCAAGTCCATGCTCAAGCATGAGATGAAAGAAGCCGGAATGAAGAAGATGAAGTCTGGCGGTTTGGCTGCTGGTCACAAACAAGCCGATGGTGTTGCTAAAAAAGGCAAAACTCGCGGTATGCAAGTTCGCATGATGGGCGGCGGAAAGTGCTAAATGCGTGCATCCCGGGGTATGGGCGCAGTAAACCCTAAAAAACTGCCAAAGGCTATGAAGCCAGCCAAAACCGTCAAGAAAAAAGACGGGGATTTGTCTGTTGCTATTTATTCCCAAGGCGGTAAGTCTCGTGTAAATGAGGCAGGTAACTACACCAAACCCGGACTACGCAAATCCATATTTGAGCGTATTAAGGCCGGTGGTAAGGGGGGTGCTCCGGGTCAGTGGAGTGCCCGTAAGGCTCAAATGATGGCACTTCAGTACAAAAAGGCTGGCGGTGGGTACAGGGATTAGGTTTCCAGTTTACGACGTTAAAGAAGGCAACGTGTTTCACTGGATTTTAGAAGCGTCTGAAGACTTCAGGAAGATTAGGCAAAGAGAACGATATGTCGAACTTGAAAAAGCCGCAGCAGAGTCTGAAGGCGTGGACAGATCAAAAGTGGAGAACTAAAAGTGGCAAACCATCTACGCAGGGACCGAAGGCTACAGGGGAAAGATACCTCCCAAGCAGCGCCATCAAAGCGCTCTCCCCGCAAGAGTACGCCGCGACCACCCGAGCCAAGCGAGCAGGAAAAGCCGCAGGAAAGCAGTTCGTCGCCCAGCCTAAAGGGGTGGCTAAAAAAGTTGCTCCGTATAGGAAAGTAAGATGACAACCTCCGGAACAACAGAATTTAACCTCGAACTTCGGGACATCATAGAAGAAGCGTTTGAGAGGTGCGGTGCCGAACTGCGGACCGGTTACGACCTTAAAACAGCGCGTCGAAGTCTCAATTTGTTGACTATTGAATGGTCAAACAGGGGTATCAATCTCTGGACCATTGAAGAGGGTGCAATTACCTTGCAAACTGGACAAGCGACGTACCCGCTTCCAGTTGATACTATTGACTTGTTAGAGCATGTAATTCGCCAAAATGCGGGTAGTACAGCAACTCAATCTGATATCACGATTAGTCGTATTAGTGTTTCTACCTATGCGTCTATCCCCAATAAAACTGCTCAAGGTTTACCAATTCAAATTTGGGTAAATCGACAGTCCGGCACTACTGCCGTTACTTCTTTGACATTAAATGGTGGTATTTCTTCTTCGGATACCACGATTACTTTATCTTCTACAGACGGTCTTTCTTCTACCGGGTATGTTCAGATAGGTTCAGAAATAATTAACTACACCGGGAAAACCCCTACTCAGATACAAAACTGTATTCGTGGGCAAGCGGGAACCACTGCTGCAGCGCATCTAACAGGAGCGGCGATATCTGTTCCTTACTTACCAAACGTCAATATTTGGCCTACCCCCAACTCACCGGGAACTCAATATCAACTTGTATATTGGCGGCTAAAGAGAATCCAAGATGCGGGTGACGGTGGAGTACGAACCCAAGATATACCGTTTCGGTTGCTCCCCTGCCTTGTGGCAGGGCTGGCGTACCACTTATCAATGAAGATCCCCGGTGCAGAGCAACGGGCAGAAATACTAAAATTGGCATATGAAGAACAGTGGAATCTGGCTGCTGGCGAAGACCGTGAAAAGGCTTCGATCCGGTTCGTCCCGCGTGATTTCTTCATTGGTGGCGGTGGGTACTAATGACTTCAAAATTTACTCTTGGTCGCATTGCGATTGCGATGTGCGACAGGTGTGGGTTTCAATTTCAACTCCATGAACTTCGTACAGAGATTGTAAAGACTAAAAATGTCAACCTTAAAGTTTGCCCCGAATGCTGGGACCCAGATCAACCCCAGTTGTCGCTTGGTTTATACCCAATTGACGACCCCCAAGCCGTCAGAAATCCTAGACGCGACACGTCTTACTTGGCAAGCGGCGTTACTGGGTTACAGTTATTGGCTACGAATAGCACTTCTGTTGATGGCTTTGGGACACCCGCAGGCGGGAGTAGGCAGATCCAGTGGGGGTGGAACCCAGTAGGTTTAGGTAACGATGGTGGTTTGACCCCCAATAATTTAGTTGGAAAAGGGCAAACTGGAACGGTAACAATTCAGATCACTTAGGAGATATAAATGAATGCAAAGAAAGCAGTACATAAACATGAAAGAACAATGCACCCCGGAAAGCCACTAACTAACTTGGCTAAAGGTGGTAAAACTAACGCAGACATGAAAAAATATGGGCGTAACATGGCTAAAGTTATGAACCAACGTTCGAGCGGAAGGGGCCGATAATGAGTAGCGATAAATTTGAATATTTTTCAGCGGATGTTAAAGATCCGTGCGGAAAATATACGCAGCCTAAAACCTATACCACAGACATGGGTGGGAAAGAAAATGTTGGGTACCCAAATGCGGTGCCAAATACCCAAACTCAAATGACTCGTGGCGGTAAGGCACAAACTAAAGGTCGTGGGCATACCACTAAAATGGGGTAATTTGTGAACTACGCTACTCTGTTTGAGACGATTAAAGGGTACGTCGAGAACGACTTTCCAAATACCACTTGGACTGATTCCGCAGGGACAGGAACGGCTACTTTTACAAGTACCGAACAGATAAACACGTTTATTCAAGAGGCTGAACAGCGCGTATTTAACTCTGTCCAAATCCCTGATCTTCGTAAGAACGTGACAGGTAACGTAACAATAGGCAATAAATACCTAAGTGTTCCATCAGACTGGTTAGCTAATTTTTCTTTGGCTAGGATTGATACAAACGGAACCCAAGAATTTTTATTAAATAAGGACGTAGAGTTTATTCGTTCATGTTATCCGGATCCAAACGATGTTGGACCACCAAAATATTATGCTATTTTTGACCAAAACTCGTACATTCTTGGACCGACTCCGGACCTTGCGTACAACATGGAACTCCACTATTTTTATTATCCGCAGTCTATTGTTACTGCTGGTACATCTTGGTTGGGGGATAAGTTTGATTCTGTACTGTTGTATGGCTCTTTGTTGGAAGCGTATACGTACATGAAGGGTGAAAAAGACGTAATTATGGAATATCAAAGACGATATGATGAGGCTCTTGCCATGTTGAAACAACTTGGTGAAGGCAAGAATCGTCAGGATATGTATCGTACTCAACAAGCGAGGTACCCAGTTAAATGAGCAGCATGAGCGAAGTAGCCTTCCTATTAGGGGGCAATCAGGTCAGAGTTCTAACTACGCAGGGGCGTGGGTTTACGCCTGAAGAGATGGCGGAGCGGGCTTTGGACAAAATTATCTCTGTTGGCTCTCAGACGCATCCTGCCATTCGGGATCAAGCCGAAGCATTCCGTAATCAGATCCGGCAAGTTTTAGTGTTTTATATGCAAGAAACCGTCAGAACTCATCATGTGACTCTGGCAAATAAGTTCAGGGCCGCAGGACATCCTGAGTTAATTAAACTTTTAGACGAGTAAAGGAGCCTTTCATGGCAATTACCCAAGCAATGACCACATCATTTAAAGCAGAACTTCTGCTTGGTGTGCATGATTTCCGTCCGTCGGCACAAACCGGCGCAGACGTTTTTAAACTAGCGTTGTATACGTCGTCCGCTTCTTTGGATGCTAATACCACAGCCTATACAACTTCTAACGAAGTTACTGGAACTAACTACACGGCTGGCGGTCTTGCACTTACCAATACCGGCGTAACGGCAACCAACATCAACGCCAATACCGGTACAGGCTTTTGTGACTTTTCCGACCTAACCTTCCCTAACGTAACGGTTACGGCTCGTGGCGCGGTTATTTATAACACCACACCTTCGGCAAACAGCAACGCTAATACGACTCTGACCAACGCATCGGTCTGCGTTCTGGACTTTGGTTCTGATAAGACATCTACGGATGGCGATTTCACAATCATCTTCCCGACTAACGATGCTTCTAACGCCATTATCCGTATCGCATAACTATGTCATTCGTACTTGCTGATCGAGTTAAAGAGACAAGCACAAGCACCGGTGTAGGGGATATGACTCTAGCCGGTGCTGAGACTGGCTATCAATCTTTTGCTGTCATTGGCGACGGCAACTCAACCTATTACACAATCGCTCTCCAAGGTGGTAATGAGTGGGAAGTAGGTATTGGCACGTATGAGACGACAGGCCCGGATCTTCAGCGGGATGTGGTGCTGTCTAATTCTTTGGGTACTACGGCAAAGATTAACTTCTCAGCCGGAACCAAGGACGTATTTGTAACCTACCCTTCGGAGCGGTCAGTGTTTGCTTTGGGTAGCGGAGTAACTGCCGATACTGGGTCTATCTACATCAACAAGACGACTGTAACCAAAGACACCACATTAAATGACGGTGAAAACGGTATATCGGTAGGGACTATGACTGTAGGCACAGGCGTAAATGTGACCATTGATACTGGTCAAAGGTGGTTAATCGTATGAGTAAGATTCAGATTGTTGGCCCTTCAACTGGTACAGGGACGCTTACACTTACCTCAGATGTAGTTAATACAGATCAGACTATTACGTTTCCTAATAGCACGGCGACAATAGTTGCGGTTACTCCGGGAACTTCTGGCAATCTTATTACTTCAAATGGTACGGCTTGGCTTTCTCAGGCCCCTGCCGTTGTATCTGTAACTCCCACTGCTGTATCTGATCAAAACAATACCAGCACCGGATATTTTGATTTACCATCTGGAACCACGGCTCAACGCCCGGGGTCGCCCGTTGTTGGAATGATTCGCTATAACACGACTGAATCCCAATACGAAGTCTACATAGGCACTGAGTGGAAATATTTAGACCTTATTAAATACCCTACTCCTGTAGATTTTGTTGTAGTTGCCGGAGGTGGTGGAGGGGGAGGCGCTGGAGAGACCAGTGCAAGTGGGTATCCTCCCGGTAGTGGTGGAGGCGCAGGTGGTTATCGGGAAGGTTCAGGAACGGTTTCGGTTGTTTTGGGAACAAATTACACAGTAACAGTTGGCGCCGGTGGTGGTGGCGGGTCATCGAACAGTTCAGCCGCTTCAAATGGTTCAAATTCAGTCTTTAGCACAATTACAGCAACAGGCGGCGGTGCGGGCGGTAGGTGGGGGTTCAACGGCGCTACCGGTGGTTCTGGTGGCGGTGGCTCTACTGGTGGCGCTGGTAATACTCCAAGCACATCACCATCACAAGGTAATAATGGTGGATCAACTGCAACAAACGGCTCTGCCGGTGGGGGTGGTGCAAGTGCCGCTGGTTCAAATACAACCACCGATGCGGGATCAAATGGTGGTGCTGGAACAGCATCCTCAATTACGGGATCTTCCGTAACCAGAGCAGGGGGCGGCGGGGGCGGTGCATACAATAATCCAACTGGTGGAACCGGTGGTGCAGGAGGTGGTGGCGCTGGTGGAGGAAACTTAGTTAACGGAACTTCTGGTACCACAAATACCGGTGGTGGTGGCGGATCATCTGGCGGTACTGCGGGTAGCGCAACCACACGAAGCGGTGGTAGCGGAGGTTCTGGCGTAGTTATTATTAAATATCCAGACACGTTAACTATTTCCAACCCGGGTGGTGGACTTACCTTTTCAACTGCTGGCCCATCTGGTGGATTTAAAGTTACTACATTTACAGCCGGTACAGGCAACGTTTCTTGGAGTTAACAATGGCACATTACGCTTTTCTTGATGAAAATAATATTGTTACGGAAGTCATCGTAGGTAAGGACGAAGGTAACTTTGATTGGGAAGCCCAATATGGGTCTTTCCGTGGTCAGGCTTGCAAACGAACTTCCTACAATACCAGTGGCGGTGTTCATTCTGGCGGTGGGACGCCATTTCGTAAGAACTATGCGGGTATCGGCTATACCTATGATGAACAAAGAGATGCATTCATACCTCCCAAACCGTATGAATCATGGGTTCTTAATGAAGACACTTGTTTGTGGGGTGCTCCCATTCCCGCTCCTAATGATGGTAAACGCTACTCATGGGACGAAGCAACAACTTCATGGATTGAGATAACAGAATGACAGCCTCAGTTATTAACGCTACCGTAAACGGTATAAACGCCACAGGTGGGAATACAGCCGAACTTGAACTTCAGGTAGGTGGCACGACGGCTATTACAGTCAACTCTGCTGGTTACTGGGTATTGGCTAATGCACTCCCAGTGGCATCCGGTGGTACTGGAGCAAACACGGCGGCTACGGGTCTATCAAATCTTGGTGGCGTATCAACAGGTAAATCAATTGCGATGGCAATTGTCTTTGGAGGATAGAGATGGCAAACCCCAATATTGTTAGCGTAACGGCAATTTACGGTAACACTTCGTCTATATTAATTACTGGCACTGCCGATCCATTTGCTACGCCTCTAATTAGCAACGCTGCTTCTAGCGGTAAGGTCTATAAGATCAATTCAATAGTGGTTGCTAACGTAGACGGAACTTCTGCTGCTGACATCACGATTAAGTTGTTTTCTCAGGCCGCTCTTGCTGGAACTGGGACGGCGCTTATCTCGACGGCTTCTGTACCTGCTGACTCTACGCTTGTGGTTATGGATAAAAGCACTGGTATCTATTTATTAGAAGATAAGTCGATTGGTGCTACAGCCAGTGCGGCTAATGATTTGGTAGTAACTTGCTCTTGGGAAGAAATTAACTAATGTCTAATCGTTGGTTCGGCGGCTTAGTAAACCAGACTAGACCTACTACTACAGGTGGTAAGTCAGGAGCGGCTACTGGCGTTTTTACGAATACACAAGCACTTCAACAAGTATCTGGCGGTAATTTTCCAATACCTAAGACTGTGTCGGGTGCGCCTACTATTGGGACGGCAACGGCTGGTTTGTCTCAAAATGCAACTATAACTTTTACGGCTCCTGCTGATAATGGGGGGTCAGCCATTACAGGGTATACGGCTACTTCAAACCCCGGAGGGATTACGGGAACGAGTGCTTCATCTCCAATTACGGTTACAGGACTAACTGGAGGCACTGCCTATACTTTTACGGTAACTGCTACAAATGGGGTAGGCACCAGCGCACCGAGTGCGGCAAGTAATTCAATTACCGCTGTATCAACTTATTCTATTGAATATATATTAGTAGCGGGTGGTGGCGGTGGGGGAAAACATTGGGCTGGTGGAGGAGGTGCCGGAGGTTTAGTTGCTGGCTCTATAACTGGCACCCCCGGAACAGGGTATTCAATAACAATTGGTGGTGGTGGGTCTGGTGGAACGCAAGATTTTGATTCTAATACTGCAACAAATGGAACTAACTCCACAGCATTTTCGCAAACCGCAATAGGTGGTGGTAGAGGTGGTTTTAACTACGGTGGTGGGGCAAGTGGTGGTTCAGGCGGCGGTGGCGGTTCTGGGTACGGAGCAGGTTCGGGAACTGCTGGACAAGGTAATAATGGAGGAACTGGAGGTGGTTCTTCTAACTGCGGAGGTGGTGGAGGTGGCGCTGGAGCAGTTGGTAATGCAGTAAGTGGAACAAATGCTGGTTCTGGCGGCGCCGGAAGTTCTTCATATTCAACTTGGGCCAGTGCTACATCTTCAGGTTCAAGTGGGGCTTATGCAGGTGGTGGTGGTGGCTCCGCTTTTAACGGTTCTCCCGGTAATGGTGGCACTGGTGGTGGGGGACAGGGTGGATTATGGGGAGGTAGAAGCCCTACGGCTGGTGCTGTAAATACTGGTGGTGGAGGTGGAGCAGGCCAATATCAAACTGATGGTTCAGGAGGGGGTTCAGGAATTTGTATTCTTAGATATCTTGGATCTCAAAAAGGCAGCGGTGGAACTGTTTATTCTAGTGGTGGTTACACCTATCATAAATTTACTGGTAACGGAACATATACGGCATAAGGCATAATTATGGCTCATTTCGCAAAACTTGACGCAAACAATATAGTTCTTGAAGTCAACGTAGTTGATAACGAGCATTTGTTAGATGCTAACGGTGTTGAGCATGAGAATCTGGGGATTGCGTTTTTAGTGCAATGGTCAGGTGGTTATCCATATTGGAAACAAACTTCCTATAACGGAAATTTTCGTAAGAACTATGCAGGTATTGGACTTATATACGACGCAGGACGGGATGCTTTTATAGAACCACAGCCATACCCGTCGTGGGTATTGAATGAAACTACGTGCAGATGGGAGCCTCCTGTACCGTACCCAACAGATGGCAAATACTATGCGTGGGACGAAGCAACAACTTCATGGGTAGAGATAAATGGCTAACTCAATAATTAACGCAGATACCGACGGTCTAAAGCAGACTGGTGGCGATGCTAATATCCTGAACATTCAGACGAATAGCACTAATGCTATTACGATAGATGCTAATCAAAACGCTACATTAAATTCAACTGGGGCCGTAACGGTTCCTGTGGGTACCCTAGCCGAGCGGCCTTCAGCGCCTGCTGCTGGTATGTTCCGGTTTAACGATGACTCTGACGAGTTTGAGGGCTACGACGGATCGGCATGGGGTGCAATTGGTGGCGGTGGAGGCAATATCACAACATTTGGTCTTTTTGAGAACGCCAAGTTAATCTCAGCCGACTACACGATTGGCACGAACAACAACGCCATCAGTGGTGGCCCTATTGAGGTTGCAACTGGGGTTAACGTAACGGTTCCTTCGGGATCAGTCTGGACGGTGGTGTGATATGAGTATTGTATTAAATGGTACATCGGGGATTGCAAACGCCACTTGGACAACAGGAACTCGCCCATCTAGTCCAACAGCGGGTCAGATGGGGTTTAATACTACTACCGGAAACCCTGAGTGGTACGACGCAACCAACTCTGCTTGGGTAAATTTTTCAAATACTCCTGCGTATGCGGTTGAGTCTATTATTATTGCTGGTGGCGCCGGTGGTGGAGGAGGTTGGTATGCCGGAGGTGGGGGCGCTGGCGGATTGTTATATACGGCGTCATCACTTGTAAATATTGGAGGCGCATACACAATAACTGTTGGCGCTGGAGGTGCTGGTGCTACGTCTACTAGTGGTACAGGAACAAATGGGGTGAATTCATCAATATCAGGGTCATTATTTACAACTCTTACTGCTATTGGTGGTGGTGGCGGTGGTGGTCGTGGTGCGGCTCCCGGAGCATCCGGTGGTTCTGGTGGTGGCTCAGGATATGAAGGAGTTGCGGGCGGTTCTGGAACTTCCGGACAAGGTAATAAAGGCGGAGATGGAGGTTACGGCGCCGGTGGTGGTGGTGCTGGAGCCGCTGGAGCAAACGCTCCCAATACCAGCCCTTATGGTACTGCCGGAGGTGTTGGTTTAAATACTTATTCGACTTGGGCCACAGCAACATCAACAGGAGCATCTGGTTATTACGCTGGCGGAGGAGGTGGTGGTAGTAACTCTGTTCAACGTGCTGGAGGCTTAGGCGGTGGCGGTGCAGGCGCTTCAAATAGTCCCGGAATCGACAATGTGGCTGGTACTGCAAATACAGGCGGTGGCGGTGGGGGTGGCACCGGAATAGAGGCCCCTGCTAGTGGACTTACTGGAAGAAATGCTGGTAAAGCCGGTGGTTCTGGAATTGTGATTATTCGCTATGCAGGCGCACAAAAAGGTACAGGCGGCACTGTTGTAACTACTGGTGGATATACCTACCACACATTTACTTCTTCAGGGACATATACAGCATGAGTCTCGTAAAAATATCAGGCAACGCAAGCGGGACGGGAACGCTGACCATAGCGGCGCCCAATACAAACACGGACTACACGCTGACTTTGCCAACGAATACCGGCACGATTTTGACTACGGCTTCGTCTAATTTGGGCAAAGTGTTGCAGGTATTAAGTACGACCAAAACAAACGCTTTTACAACTACAAGTACCTCATTTACTGATGTTACTGGGCTGTCAGTTGCAATTACACCGTCTTCCGCAACAAGCAAAATTTTAGTTACTGCCGCAGTGCAACATTCAATCTCTGTTACCACTAATAACGTATGGGTTCAGTTGGTTAGGGATTCAACCGCAATAGGTAACGGTACAGATGGATTTGGTGGGTCAAGGGCGGATACGGTAAATTTAATTTGGTGCTCGACAATTTCGTATTTAGACTCTCCGGCAACTACTTCAAGTACAACCTACAAGATTCAACTTAAGGCAGGGGCAGGAACGGCGGCGGTCAATACTAGGGCTTCGGATAGCGCTTTCCTTGTTTCTTCACATATTACAGTTATGGAGATTGCGGCATGAACCATAAAGCAATCTATGCTCTTTATCCTAATGTAGTGTCAGTCGATGACGACGCCGGTGCGTTTGATGCCCAAGGTAATCAGGTGCAGATTGATATGGCATTAGTTAATGCTTGGGTAGACCCAGAAGCCTACAAAGAATTACGCCGTGCGGAGTACCCATCTTTTGCCGAGCAGTTTGACCTTCTTTACCACGGTGGCCTAGAGGCATGGAAGACTGCGATTGATGAAGTTAAAACGAGGTTTCCAAAATGAGCCAGATAAAGGTCAACGCAGTCACAGACGCTAGTGGTGGCAATACCGCTACGATAAACAGCATGACCCCTACTGCGGATAGTCTGCAAGGCTTTCGTAACCGCCTAATTAACGGGAATATGATGATTGACCAGCGTAATGCTGGTGCTAGCGTTACTCCTACTACTGATGCTACATACACGCTTGATAGGTGGTGTATTCGTTTAACACAAGCAAGTAAAGTTTCGGTTCAACAAAACGCTGGTTCTGTTGCTTCGCTTGCAACAACAGGATTTAATAATTACTTAGGTGTTACATCTACATCCTCTTTCTCTGCATCTTCAACTGATATTTTTACTTTAGCACAACATATTGAAGGTAATAATGTTCAAGATTTAAGATGGGGTACGGCTTCAGCAAAATCGGTAACTCTTAGTTTTTGGATTTACTCAAGTAAAACTGGAACCTTTGGTGGCTCAGTATTTAACAATGCGGCTAATCGTTCATACCCATTTACTTTTACAATTTCCGCTGCAAACACTTGGGAATACGAAACAGTAACAATTCCGGGAGATACGAGCGGTAGTTGGACGCAGACCACAGGTGTAGGTATTTATTTAAACTTTGACTTGGGTAGTGGAACAAGTAGAGTTGGAACCGCTGGAGCATGGGCAGGTGCAACTTATTGGGGTGCTAGCGGGTGTCAGTCTATCGTGGCTACGTCAGGAGCAACCTTCTACATCACAGGCGTACAACTCGAAGTAGGCTCTGTTGCTACCCCGTTTGAGCGCAGAGACTATGGGCGTGAGTTGATATTGTGTAAACGGTATTTTCAAATGCTAGCAAAAGGTAATAATCAAGGTTTTGGTAATGGCGGATTTTATTACACAAGTTCTCAAATTATTATGCAACTTTTTATGCCAGTTGAAATGCGAGGAACGCCAACACTTTTTCAAGGAACTGGAACAGATTACTTTGCTATTGAACGGGCTGGTGCCTCTGATGGATTTAATGGATTTGACGGTCTTGGGTCAAACGCTAACACAAGATGTATTGCGGCGTTTAATAATACAAACGTCTCTGGGACTGCTGGTGTAATGGGGCAACTCCAACTAAATAATGCCAGCGCTTATGTTGGTCTTTCTGCGGAGTTATAAAATGTACGCACTTGTAACGCCAATGTTTTCTAGTGGGACTATTTCGTGTACAAAACGAATATTCGACAACGCAATCATCCCATTTGCTCCAGATAACACAGACTACCAACATTTCAAAACCGACATCTTAGAAGGCGCAGAACTACAAGACGCAGATGGTAATGTGATGTCACCCGAAGCCGCACAGGCTTTTATCGCTACGCTACCTTGAAATGACCTAAAAAATGTTTGGCCTCTTCCCTTTTGCGGGTGCGCCATTTGCAGATGTCGGCGTAATAAAAATACCCGTTAATGTAAATGTCACTGGGGTTGAGGCTACCGGTGCTGTTGGCGCTGTAACCGTCACAGGCAAAGCAAATGTCTTTGTAACCGGGGTCGAGGCCGCAGGCCAAGTTGGTACGGCAGATGTATCAGGCGACATCAATACCACCGTTACCGGGGTTCAGGGCACAGGGCAGACTGGCACCGTTTCGGTTGTAGGTGAGGCTAACGTATACCCAACGGGGGTTGTTGCTACTGCCTTTGTAGACGCAGTTGGTGTTTCTGCTGACAAAAACTCAACCCCGGCAGGTGTTCAGGCAGTTATCGAGATTGGGCAAGAATCTGTATCCGCTAAGGCTAATGTCACAGTTACTGGGGTTCAGGGTCAGGGCCAAGTAGGTATCGTTCGTATTGGCATTAGTGTCAACGTAACGGGCGTTGAAGGTACGGGTGAGGTAGGGACGACTACCGTTAGGGGTAAGGCTAATGTCTTCCTAACTGGGGTTCAGGCTACAGGCGCCCTTGGCAATACCGACGAACAAGGTGGTGCTGTTGTAAACCTCATCGGGGTTAGCGGTCTTGGTGTCGTATATACGGGTAATGGCTTCCAAGTCCGTGGGGCGGCTAATGCGCCGGTATTTGGGCTTCAGGGCACGGGTCAGGTAGGGACGGTTGTTAGCCGTGCTGGGGTTAACGTATTTGTTACCGGAGTCCAAGGCCAGACCCAACTTGGTCAAGAAGACGTAGCGACAGAAACTAAGGTATATGTAACCGGGGTACAGGGTTCAGGGCTGCTTAATTCGGTTGGGGTGTCTGGCAAAGGCTGGGTCTACCCGGCTGGGGTTCAGGGCGATACGGCTCTGGGTCAGGAAGAGGCTCAAGCCGATGCCAATGTCGTGGTGTCTGGGGTTATAGCAGTTTGTAATATAGACAACGTAACAGTTATTGCAAGGGGTACTTGTAAAGTATTCCCAACAGGGGTTTCGGCCCAATGTACCGTCTCTTCAACCCTCGTATGGGGCTTGATAGATGACAATCAGACCCCTAACTGGCAAAATGTGAACGATTCCCAGACAAGCAACTGGGTGCAGGTAAATGACGGAAATACCGTACTTTGGGTACAAATCCCAACATAAGGACAAAACATGGCTAGTACATACAGTAATTTAAAAATTCAATTAATGACCACAGGTGAAAACGCCACGACGTGGGGTACGGTCACTAATACTAATTTAGGGACAGCCATAGAAGAGGCCATTACTGGGTCGGCTGATGTGACCTTTTCTAGTGCCACTGTGACCCTGACTCTTACGAATACGAACTCAAGCCAGACGGCTCGTAACCTCCGTTTAAACCTAGTTGGTACTTCCGGTGGCGCTCAAGATCTTGTTGTCCCAGCCATTGAAAAGTTGTACATAGTAAACAACGGTTGCGCCGATACCATCACAATCAAAGTATCAGGACAAACCGGGGTTGCTGTCCCTGCCGGTAAGACTATGTTTGTGTATAACAATGGCACTGATTGTACGGATGCAATCACTCACTTACGTAATCTAACCCTTGCTACGGCACTTCCCGTGGCATCTGGTGGAACCGGGAGTAATACTGCATCGGCGGCTCGTACAGCCCTTGGTCTTGAGATTGGGGTAAATGTACAGGCTTATAACGCAAATGCAGTATTTACTAACGTAGCCCAAACTTTTACAGAACTTCAGTCCTTTTCTGGTTCGGCTACAACAGCCGCTGTTAAAACCCAGAATATTAAAGAGAAGGTCACAATATCTGGCACTGCGGCAACCGGTACGGTTAACTTCGACATCCTTACTCAATCCGTCCTGTATTACACATTTAACTCTACAGGCAACTGGACATTGAACTTCCGGGGTGACGGCTCTACGTCGCTTAACTCAGTTATGAGTACCGGTGAGTCAATGACGGTAGTGTTCTTTGCCACCCAAACCACAGTTGCTTACTATAACTCTGCTGTACAGGTTGACGGTAGTTCGGTTACTCCAAAATGGCAGGGTGGGTCTGCACCGACTGCGGGCAATGCCAGCGGGGTTGATGTCTACAGTTACACAATTGTTAAGACCGCAAATGCAACATTTACTGTTTTTGCGTCCCTGTCTCAGTTTGCGTAAGGATTAAAGATGCCAGTTCTTAGTACAGTTGGAGCGGCAGCGGCTAGGGGCTTTGGTCTCACGGCTAGGGGTTTCTTTAAATTTACAGCGACTATTTCTTCAAATTATATAAATTACAATCTTAGGGCTGAGGCTGTTGCGGCTGGCTGGAATCAAATAACGCCACTCGATGCTTATGTGACTATTAATAATGGGGTTACGGTCTACTCAGCTTCAACATCGACCCCTGCGTTTACAACGGGAACTTCATACCCTTCAGGTAGCCGCCTTAATCTAACTAACAATGGGATCATCTTAGGCAGGGGCGGTAATGGTGGTAATGGTGGAAGTCCTTACCCACCCCCGACGGCATCTGTTGCCGGATTTGCAGGAACTGCGGGTGGTAATGCATTAACTACAACAATTACCGTAAATCTAACCAATAACAACCGAATCGCTGGTGGTGGTGGCGGTGGTGGCGGTGGTAGTTCATTTGCATACCCCGGTGGCGGAACAGGGGGTGGTGGTGGCGGTGGTGGTATAGGAAATGGCTCAGGTGGTAATGGAGTATCTGGATTTGGTGGCGGAGGAACAGGTTCACCCGGTACTGCTGGAACTCTTACAACGGCTGGAACAGGCGGCGCTATTGGTAGCCCAAGTGCAGGCCCCGGGGGTAATGGTGGTGGATATGGTACAGCAGGTTCGACAGGCGGAGGTGCGGGGGGAGCAGGCGGTGCAGCCGGTACTTCTATCTCTGGAAATTCTTTGGTTAACTACATCGTGACTGGAACAATTAACGGGCCAACCGTTTAAGGATAACTATGAAAAGATTATTTGAAGCCCAAAAGATTGATGGCGTTAAGCACCCTCAAACCGAAATCACACAAGTATGCGCCTCTTGTGGATACGACTTAGACGAGCATGAGTTGGAGGCAGATACCTGCTCTGATTGTGGTGCGCCGCTTCGTTTAAAGCAGTCTGTATCAATCTGGGCAACTTCGGTACCAAAGGCTGGGGCTACGGTCTGGGGAAAATAATGTATGTCAGATCTAGATCCGATTATCGGTACCGCCAAGGCGGCAACCCAGAGCATTAAATCTGCTATCCAATCGGGTAAGGAGATAAGTTCAGCCGTTGAGTCGATTCAGAATTTTGGTATGGCGGAGGTCAAAGCCCGTCATGCTTTTAAGAATGTACGTAAGAATACTGAAGGTGAAATAACAATCATGACCGCTATGGCGGAATGGCGCAGGCTAGATCAGATACGCCGCATGGAGTTAGAAGTACGAGATTTTCTGGTTCAGCAGTTTGGGCACTTTAAAGGTGAAGAAGAGTTTGAGAAGGTCAAGAAGATTAAAGAGGACATGATTGCCCGTTATGCCAAAAGTAAAGATGCACTGGGCAGGGATGTAGCGAAGATGCGGGAGTTGCAGATTATTTGTGTGATGCTGGCGTTTTTGGTGGTTACAATTTATTACATTATGAAGGGTCATCTGTAATGGCTGAGAAACTAAACGCTAACGACACGCTGTCTAAAGTGTTGGCGTATGTTGACTCGCCGTTTAAACTCTTTGCCCTGATTCTCATGGCGGTGCTGGCCTTTGGCGGTTGGATGCTGTACGACAACAAAGACTTAATCGTAGGCACCTATAAGGAAAGCCAGAAACTCCCCGAGATTGTTGAAGACCGTGTGGATGATGCCGTATCCCACATATTTAAGACCACGAGTGCTACTACCGTGGCGATATTTAAGGTCAACCCCCTGCTTGGAACCCGAGTGCAGTATCGGGCATACACCAAAGAAGGTAGGGACAAGACTAACGACGGGTTGGATGTAGGACTTTTTACCGCTAACCAATCCAATAATCAGGACGTAGTAGACCTCATGGCAGGCAACGTACCATGCAGTGAATACAAGGCAGCACAGTCAGAGATTGGCCTTTGGTATATAGATAAGGGTATGCGGTTTGGGTGTCGAATCAGTATCCCGCCTGAGCCTAGCCGGTTTATAGGACAGATTACGGTGGGATGGGCAACTCCTCCCGCTGATTTAGATCAAACCCGGGCGATGCTTAATATCGCCGCAACCATGCTTTCAAGGAGTAAGAAATAATGTTACCTATAGCCGCATTACTAAGTATAGGGGAAAAGGTTCTGGACAAGGTTCTGCCTGACCCAGAGGCACGGGCCAAAGCGCAGGCTATGCTTTTAGAGATGCAACAAAAGGGCGAACTTGCCAAACTCCAAGCCGACATGAATGAGCAGGATAACTTGACCAAACGGGCTGAAGCCGATATGAAGTCGGACTCATGGTTATCTAAGAACATCCGGCCTATGACGCTAATCTTTATTTTGCTGACCTACACCGTATTTGGGATGATGTCCGCTTGGGAGATTGAGGTAAACAATAACTATGTAGAACTCTTGGGCCAGTGGGGGATGTTAATTATGTCGTTCTACTTTGGTGGGCGCACCCTTGAGAAGATCATGGATATGAAGGCCAAGAAATGAACTTGACCGCTAACTTTTCTCTTGCCGAGATGGTGAAGTCTGATACTGCACTGCGGCATGATATGGACAACACACCGGGGGAGGCTGAGATTGCTAATCTTAAAACACTCTGCGAAAAGGTACTCCAGCCCGTCCGTGACCACTTTCAAACCGGAGTCAAGGTCAACTCAGGGTTCCGACATCCCGAAGTCAACGCAAAGGTGGGAGGCTCCAAAACGTCCGACCATTGTAAAGGACAAGCCGCTGACATTGAGATTCCCGGTATTGCCAACGCGGACTTAGCCGTGTGGATTATGGACAACCTTGAGTACACCCAGTTAATCCTTGAGTTCTACACCCCCGGCGTGCCAGATTCGGGTTGGGTGCATGTTTCCTACGACCCCGCTAATTTAAAGAAGCAGAACTTGACTGCTACTAAGCGGGACGGTAAAACGGTATATCTGCCGGGGCTTGTAGCCTAGAAGGTACGTCATGCCATTTATAAAACTTCAATTTAAACCGGGGATAAACCGGGATCAGACCAACTACTCAAACGAGGGTGGCTGGTACGAGTGCGACAAGATTCGGTTTAGGTCTGGCTATCCTGAAAAGGTTGGCGGCTGGTTAAAGGTGGGTCAAAATACTTTTCTTGGGGTGTGCCGTCAGATGTTTGGATGGATTACATCCTTTACTGATAATTTCTTAGCCATTGGGACAAATTTAAAAGTTTATATTGAGGCTGGTGGTAACTTCTATGACATTACCCCAATAAGGGCAACTTTTGCCACTCCTGATACAGATAACTGCATATCTACTACAAATACCTCGCCTGTAGTAATTGTGGCTATTGATGCTCATGGGGCGGCAGATGGAGACTATGTAACTATTTCTGGAGTAGCAGGTTCAGGATCTCCGGTAAATATAGGGGGTATCCCAGTAACAGAAATAAATGCCGAACACACAGCCACAGTTATTAATGCCAATGCCTTTAGCGTAACGGTTGCTACGTCGGCTAATGCGACCGTTTCCAGTGCCGGTGGTACATCAATAAACGTTACTTTCCAAATTGAACCCGGCAATGCGGCATTAACGGCTGGTTATGGTTGGGGTACAAGTGTCTGGGGTGGAGATCCGCCGTCTCGTGCTTGGGGCGTTGGTTCTGTAGAGCCTGTATTTTTACCACAACGAGATTGGTGGTTTGATAACTTTGATAACGACTTAGTAATGAACTACCGTGATGGACCAATTTATTACTGGGAACGTGGTAGTTCGGTAGACCCAAGCACAGCCTTGGCTACACCGGCTTTTCTTTTAGAAGACCTAGCAGGAGCAACTGATGTCCCCGTCCAAGCCATGCAAATTCTTGTATCACAGAACGATAAACATCTTCTCGCTTTTGGGTGTGTGCCTTATGGTTCTACTAGTGTGGCTGATTTTGATCCCCTTCTTATTAGGTGGGCTAATCAGGATGATCCGGGCAACTGGACGCCTTCACCTACCAACTCTGCGGGATTTTTAAGAATTTCACGAGGTTCACAAATTATTCGTGCTCTTGCTACACGGCAGGAAATTTTAATTTGGACTAACTCAAATCTTTATTCGCTACAGTTTACTGGTACTACAGATGTATTTAGCCTACAAGAACTAGCAGATAACATATCAATTATTGGCCCAAGATGTTGTGTAGCCGCAAATAACGTAGTTTATTGGATGGGTCAGGATAAATTCTATGCTTACTCAGGTCGAGTTGAGACGCTGCCTTGTACATTACGTAACTATGTATTTTTAGATCTAAACTACAACCAAGCGGATCAAATCGTATGTGGAACAAATGAGGGTTATAACGAAATCTGGTGGTTCTATCCAAGTGCCCAATCTAACTGGAATGATCGGTATGTGGTTTATAACCATTTAGAAAGAGTCTGGTACTACGGAACTATTGAACGCACGGCTTGGTTAGATAGCGCCTTAAGACCATTGCCACAAGCAGTATCGACTGCACAGAACTCAACTACAGGCTATTTATATAACCATGAGTCTGGTGTTAATGATGATGTTTTGCCAATGAATTCTTATATTCAGTCTTCAGACATTGATCTAGAAGATGGTGAACAGTTTATGTTGACACGACGAATGATTCCAGACGTTAACTTTAACGGTTCTACGGCTAATAACGCTGAGGTAACTCTACAGATACGGCCTCGTAATTTTCCGGGTTCTGCATTTACTAGCGATCCTGCTGATAGCCAGCCGGTAATTGAAACATCAGTAGGTCAATATACGGATCAGGTATTTGTACGTGCCCGTGCCCGTCAGATGGCGCTCAAAATTCAATCCACAGACTTAGGTGTTCAATGGCAGTTAGGTAGTCCACGTATTGATGTTCGCCCGGATGGTAAGCGATGATTGGTAAGAAGTTCGTAGCCCCCGCGCTACCTGTACCTCCAATTGAATATGATCAAAAATATGATACGGATTTAATTCGTATTTTGCGTCTTTACTTTAATCTACTAGATAATTACTTCCAAACCACAATTCTTGACGCTTTAAATGGCGGGGTTGGTGGTAATGGCATCACTTTTCCCCACATAGCCGCATCAGATTCTACAGATCAGTTAGCCACGGCAAGCAATACGGCTACTTTGGTTAAATGGAATACATTAGATTCTGGTTATCTCTGGACGCTTAATGCGCCCGGGTCGGCTACGGCTGATGTGGCTGGGGTGTATAAAATTACGTATCGCCTACAACTTGTTAATACTGGTAATGCTGTTCACGATGCGGTAGTTTGGATGAAAGTAAATAACGTAGACGTATCAAATTCAACTACAACATTTTCTGTACCAGCCCGTAAAAGTGCAGGTGTTCCTAGTTACCTTTCGGCCTACTCTGAAATTACTTTTGAGGTTGAAGTGGGCGATGAGATAAAACTGTATTGGGCTACTGACCAAGCCTACGCCACTTCTCCAGCAACCGATGGGGTCTATATGCTCCATGACCCAGTTCAAACCACTCCCTATGCCCGACCAGCCATACCGTCGGCAATTGGCTCTATAACCTATGTTTCCGCAATTAACCCGTAGACTTGACTTGACAAATTCAGGATAATCTCGATATGAACTATAAACAGACCGCTCAACAACTTGCCAGCAAGGGTCGCTATGGCGACACAATGCTGATGCATGTCAGCCCTAAAGAAGTTGCCGGACTTCAGTATCTAGGCGGCAAATACGGGACAAAATTGACAGTTAACCCATCTACGGGTTTACCCGAAGCCTTTAGTTTTAGTAGGTTTCTACCCATGATTGCCGGGGCGGCATTGGCTCCTTATACAGGGGGTGCATCTGCTGCGCTTATCGTAGGGGGTGTAGAAACCGCCCGTACTGGCAACATAATGAAAGGGCTACAAGCAGGTCTTGGAGCCTATGGTGGGGCTAATATCGCTTCTGGTCTAGGTACTATGGGGGCTGAACAAGGGGTAGCCAACGCTACTGCCGCTAATTTAAATGCTGCGGGACCAACTGCAGCCATGGGAGATCTAAGTCAAGGTATTAGTTACCAAGGTGCAGATGTATTGCCTAGCATAGCGCCAACAAACGTAACCGGGTCTCAAATTCTTGCAGCGCAACAACCCGGGCAGTTGGAATCATTTATTAGCCAACAAGCAGGCGGCGCGGCGCCGGGTACAGAAGCATACAGGCTGGCTGCAGAAAATTATGGGACTTCTGCTTTTAACGCCCAACAAGCTGCCCCTGCAAATTTAGGAACCCCAGACTTTAGACCTACATATAGCGACATTGGTAAGGGTGTTCAAAGGCTTGGTACTGCTGAAGGCATTTCAAGTCTTGGTTCTTCCGCTATGGCTGATCCTATGAGCACAGCAAAAATGGCTGGCTCTGTACTACTTGCCTCTCAAGAAGAGGAAGAACCGTATAAAAAACCCGAAATTGACCACAGCAAGTACCCAAAAGCCGAGGCTTACAAACGGAACTTTAGAGAAAATCCAGATCCATCTGTAGACCGCGAATTTGCATACTACGAGCCAAACGCTTTATATGTAAAAGACGGTGGGCAGACTAAATACAATGTAGGTGGTTTGTCTGGTGGGTATACCGACTACATGCAGCAACTTCAGCAGATGATTAATATGAAGGGTGGTGCTAATCCTGCGATGCCTGTTCAGTCTGGAAGCCCTCTTCAGGTGATGGCTGAAATGTCAAAATCTGGACAAATGGGTAAGATGAAAGCCTATAAGACCGGCGGTCTTGAAGACGGCGGATTTGTTTTACGTGCCTCTACTGTAAACGGCGTAGGCAATGGTAGTTCGGAAGCGGGACTAAAGTATTTACAAGAGAAACTTGGTGCGGTGCCTATTAAAGGCAAAGGTGATGGAATGAGCGACTCTATCCCAACTTCTATTGAAGGCCGACGTAAAGCACTTGTGTCTAATGAAGAAGCCTATGTACCCCGTAACATCGTGGCTCGACTTGGTGATGGAGATATAAACAAAGGCGCTAATAAACTAGATAAGTTTATGAAGCGGGTAGACAAGGCTAAGACAGGAAAACCAAGGCCACCAAAGCAAATTAATCCGGATAATTATTTGCCAAAGAAAAAGTCCTATGCTTAGAACTATTCACGGTTGCGACTTTTCTGATTGGATTCTTGAAAGAATGCCGGTCAAAAATGGCAAACCACGATGGTATTACACAATTGGTATTGGTAACGAAAAGAAGTTATTGGGTGCTGTAATTTTATTTGATTACGATGGCACCAACGTATATTTTGGTGGTGTAAGTGATGGGGCTAAATATTGGCTAAACAAACGAATCATTGGTGAAATAGCAGATTTTGTTTTTAACCATTTAGGCTGTGTTCGTGTAACTGCCCGTACTCAACCAGAAAACACGAAAGCCCGTCGGATGCTAGAAAGTATTGGATTTGTATGTGAAGGCATCATGCGTCAAGGTTACGGCAACAAAGATATGTTGATTTATGGGATTTTACAATCTGAAGCAGAACGTTGGATGAAACGTAAAGAGGTTGAATATGCGCAATAATTATGCGGCTCTAGAAGCCGGGTGGATACCGGGCAATTTAGACGCCTTTAAACCTAACGCTGTAGGCAAAATTTGCTTATACGATAGCGGCGGCGGTGGTGGTGGTCCATCTGAGTCTACGACCTATACAACTAACCTGCCTGAGTATGCTGAACCATATTACACACGGATGGTTGAACGAGGGGAAGCACTCTCTCAAGAAGCCTACCAACCATATGGTGCCGAACGTATTGCTGGGTTTACTCCCGGTCAGCAAGGAGTTTTTAGCGAAACTATGGGGATGCAAACCCCAACAGGTTTTGCCCAAGGACAGGCAGGCACTCAAGGAGCACTTGGTCTTGGTATGGGGGCCGCTCAACAAGGTATGGATCCAATGGCATATCAGCAGTATATGTCTCCATACCAACAGAGTGTTACTGATATAGCTAAACGCAAAGCCGCTGAAGATGCACGCATGATTCAGCAGGCAACTAACTTAGGCTCTGTTCGCCAAGGTACGTATGGGGGCGCACGACAGTTACTTGCACAAACCGAACGCGAAAGGGCTTTAGGTCAACAATTAACTGATATTCAAACTAAAGGTTTGCAAGACGCGTATACACAGGCTGTCCAACGTCAACAGCAAGCAGCACAGTTAGGTATTCAGGGTGGTCAGTTTGGTTTACAGGGCGCTGAACAACTGGCTAAACTTGGTACTCAAGAGCAGGCTGCAGACTTACAACGGCTGCAAGCACAGCAATCGGTTGCTAATGCAGAACAACAAATGGAGCAGCGTAGGCTTGATCAATCCTACCAAGACTTTTTGGCACAACGCGAATATCCGTATCGCCAACTTGAGTTTTACAACGCCATGTTGCGTGGACTTCCGGTACAGGCTAATACGACTTCTTCACAATACAATGCACAACCTAATATTGCACAACAAGTTTTGGGTTATGGCATTCCTGCGCTGGCTTTATCAAAAGCCTTTGGCGCTTCATAAGGAGTAATATTATGCAACTAGGATTGCCGGGAGGCATTGAAACACGTAAAAAAGCATATCTTGGTGTAGGCATGGACGATTTGCTTGCTAAATATAGTGAGGCCGAACGCAAACGTGACTTACCCGAAATGCTGGCGTTACTAGATATTATTCGCGCTGCACCTAAATCTGTAGAAGGTCCTAAGACTACTGTTAAAGACGATTTAATGGCTGCAGTTCAACCACAGCAACAAGCCATGATGGCGCCACCTGCTGCTGGTGTAGAAGGCGCATTAACTGCAATGGAAAATCAAAACGCTCCAGTTACAGCAGTTAATGGGGGTATTATGAACTTTGACGATGAAGCTGGACGTGATGGTTTTGCCGAAGGCGGAGTCGCACGGTTTCAGTTTGGGGGTGCAGGTACAGTTGCTCCGTTTGCTAGTTACGCAGGTCTGTCTTTTGGCGACATTGAGCGTATGGCAATGATGGGCGACCCCGAGGCTCAAAAAGAATTAAGCAATCGGATGCGTTCAGGTATTAAACCTGCACCTACACCCGGTCCTGGCATTGGACCTGCTTCACCACAAGTAACTGATAGGTTTGGTTCACCGGGTAAGATTCCTGCTGGTGTTCCCGGGGCTACTGCTGTACCTACTCCTGCCGCCGCTGGTCCTACTACTCGTCCGGGGCTTGCTTCACTAGCAAGCCGTGTGGCTAAAATTCCGGGTATGGGGCTTATTACAAGGCATCCATACGCCACCGCTTTAACTACAACTGCTGCTTTAGGACAACCGCTTGTTGATCGTTTGATGGCTACAGATCAGGGTACTCCGTCTGCTGAACTTGATCCTATTGCTGCTATGCAAGGCACACAAGGTGGTATTGATCGTAGTGTTACAGGGGACTCTAGATTCACGACTCCGTCTCCACGGGATAAAGGCGCTCCTACTCCTTCTCCTGCTGCTGTACCTCCTGCAGGCAGTCCCAGCGGTGTTGCTAAGTCTGGTTTGCCTTCATTACCATTTAATTTGGCTGATTTAAAACCCAAGAGTATTGAAGACCTTATAGCCGAACGTAATATGTATGAAGCAAAACTAGATAAACAAGGTCTTAGGTCTCTTAAAGATGTCCAATCAGATCTTGAAAAGTTTCGTACTGAAGGTAAAGAACGTGCTGAGGCTGATCGTACGGCTGCTAAAGAAGCATTTAAAGAAGAATTATTATTAGGAGCGGCTCTTTCCGCCCCACAACTTCTTAAAGGTCGGGGATTAGCGCAGGCTGCAGCCCGTGCAGCCGAAACATTTAGCCCCCTAGCCATGAAAGCCATGGCAGGTAAATCTTCGGCTATTAAAGAAGCCAACAAAGCAGAACGTGAGTCTGCTGATAAATTTAAACTTGCTCAGTTGGATCTTGATAAGGCTATTCGTGCCGAAGAACTTGGTAAGTTTGATAAGGCAGCATCTCTTCGGGCTGATAGTATGAAGATTTATACTCAGGCTATGTTAGATAAGTATAAAGCTGATGTATCCTATGCTGCAACAATGGGTTATGTAGATAGAGTAATGGCTAAAGGTATGGTTGATGCGGCTAAAGAACAAATTGCGGGTTTACAATTAAAGAAAGAATTTAGGGACCAACCAATTGAAGTTCAGCAACGAATTATTAATTCAATACTTCAGGGTGCTGTTGGGCAAGGTGGACAGCAACGACCTAGGATTACTGACGTTCCCGGACAATAAATTATGCGAATCGTAGAAGATCCAGCACTGGGCAGGCTTACCTATCCAGACGGCACTCCTGATGATGCTATCTATGCCGACATTGACCGGCGTTTGATGGGTCTCCTGACTCCTAAACCTAAAACTTCTGCGTTTGGGCAGTTAAAAGAATTTGGTAAACAGTTGCTCCCCGGTGCTGGGGGAATGCTAGAGCAGGCTGCTATTGGTGTTGGTGGTACAGCGGCAGACGTTTTACAACAGAAGTTTGGTGTTGGTCCCGGGGCTGAACCTGTTGTAAGTGGGCTTACCGGCCTTACTCAAAAATACGTAAAAGAACCACTGGCTGAATACTTTAAGCCAACCGAAGGTTACGAAGTTGCTCCTAAATTAGGTCAAGCAGTTGGCTCTGTACTAGGTCTTGCCGCTACGCGTGGTATTGGTCGCGGTGCTCCTCTGGCTACTGGTATGGGTGCGGGGGCTGGTGAACAAATTGAACGGGCAATGGAGGCTGGCGCGGCTCCTGCTACTCGACTTGAGGCTGCTCTTTATGGTGGTGCAACCGGTATTACAGAAGCCATTCCTATTGAGTTAGCGTTTGGTCGAGCAATGAAATTAATGCCCGGTTCAATTATGAATCAGGGTTTACAGTTAATACGGAACGCCGCAATTACCGGTGGCGTAGAAGGTGCCCAAGAAGTAGCGCAAGGATTCTTGCAAAACCTTATTTCCAAAAACTTATATAAACCCGACCAACAACTTATTGAAGGTTTAGGGGAGCAAGGCGCTTACGGATTCGGTGCCGGTGCAATTCTTCAGTCTGCGCTTGATTTAACCATAGGCCGTCGGGCCATGAAAAAACGGGCTGCAGCGGAAAAACCCGAAGAAGCAGCAGAAGAAATCGCTACTGAGGCCGCTACCCCCGAGTTGACGGAAGAAGAAAAGATTGCTCGTAGACGACAAGAGATTCGTGCCAAGCAATTAGAGCAAGGCATCAATGTTATTTCTGAAGAAGATTTAGAGACTCTTGGAATCGCTAGGGGTAAGAAGGCTGACAATACATTTTCTAAACTGCTTAATAAAAACCTGTCCGATCCAGATCAGTTTGGGCAGGCTGAAAAAATACTTGGGGAATACCTATCTGGTAGCCGCCAAAAGTTTAATGACATCTCAACCATTGAGAAGGTACTTGATAAGCAGATTGCCGGGGAACCGTTAAACCTATTTGAAGAACTTGTTGTACGTAATTACAACGGCGAGGACGTAGACGCCTACTTGATGGGTAAACTACAAGAACTTCGTGCGCGTGTACCTGTACAACCCCCTGCAGCTCCAAGCACTGCACCCAAGACAATACAACAAATTGCTAAAGAACAGGCTGAGATTGCTAAGAAAGACATAGAAGCCCGTCAAGGATTGGCAAAACAACAAGCCAAAGAAGGCGAAGCCGCAGAAAAAGCGACCAAGGCAGGGGTAAAAGAACTTAAAGCGTTAGGCGTAACTCCAACCATACCGCCTAGCCCAGAGACAGGTGCTCAAGTCTTTGCTGAAGCGCAGCCCGATTTGTTCGGGGATATTACTACTCAAGGCCCAGAAGTTACCCGTGGCTCTAGCCAAGAAGCCGAATTTATCCGGCAAAGGGCTGAGTTTGAAGACGATCTTCGGCAGTTAAATGTAGCCGCTCAAGCCTCTGTGGCTGGGGTGCCCCAAGCCGATATTGCAGTTCAGGCTACAGCGGCAAAGGTTGCCGACAAACTTAATAAGATTCCGTTCTCTATCGGGGAACTAATTGATATACGTAACCAAGTCATTCGGCAGGGAACCCAAGTTCCCGGTTCTGAGGTTCTATTAGATGTAGTTAACCAAAAGATTGCCGAGCAAGCAGGTCAAATGCCTGAAGACGAGGAAGCCGCTCGTCAGATGCAGTTGTTCCCAGAAACACAGACTGAGTTGCCTTTTGCCGAAACCGCTCAAGGCGAGTTGTTTGAGCCTGCTGGTGTAGCATCTTTACTGCCTGAAACGCCTGTTCAAGAAGGACTAACCCGAGAAGGTCTGCAATCTATTGGTATTGCAGCCAACAAGATTAAACAATACGAAGGCAAAAACCTAACCGATGAAGGAGTTGCCGAAGGCGTTCGGATGGATTTAACCAACCGTGCCATGAACTTTCGTCGTGAGTTAGATAAAGCCCGTCGTGAGTATGCAGCCATCCTTGGACCTGAAGGTGTAATGCGGGGTAAAAAAGCGCAGGCTGCAGAATTAGAAAAAAGAATAGCAAATCTTGAACAAGCATATAACGCAGCACAAGAAAACTTGCGGCTGTTTCCTGCATTGGAGCAGGGTCAACTTGCATTCGACGCACTTCAACCCGTTCAACCTGATATGTTCCCTACTCCTACGGAGCAGGAAGAAGAAAAGAGATTCAGAAAGATCAAGGCACAAGAGGCTGCTGGTGAGGCTGCACGGGAAGAAGGCGTAGCCACCGAATTAGAAACCCGTTTGCCTATGGGTCGCACACTTGAAGATGTGCAAACTCTTATTGACCGGATCCGTCCGTTGCGTGGCAAGATTAACAATGACAAAGCAACACCCAATGAACAAGCACAATATGACGAGGACTTGTCAACTTTATTCTCTATGGTCAAAGGTCCGGGTCGCATTCAGCCGCAATTTGAAGCAACTGACCCTGCTGCCCTTGCACTAAACCGAGCCTTTGCCCGGGCTGAAGGGTTTTTAAAGAACCTAAGTAGAAAAGAACGTAGTCGTCTTGCTAGTAAATTAGTTGAGATGCGTGGTCGTACTGCGCAGCGAGAAGTTACAACTAAAGTTCTTAGCAAACAGGCTCGTCGTGAGGCAGAGCAGTTTCCTGAAGATAGCGCCCGAATTGAGGCACGGCAAGAGCGTGAACGCAAAGCACAAGAAGAAAAGTCTAAGGAGTCTAAGGAACAGGCGGCTAAAGCCGTTGAAGAAGATACTACGCTTAAGACTCGGGCGGCATTTACTGCCGTAATGAAAATCAATAGAGATATTGCATCTCAGGATGATATTCGTGAACTACGTCAAAACGTTCGTGACTATACCGATCTTAACGGCAATATAGATTTTGAAGGGCTTGCCAAACTATACGATATCAGTCCTAAGCAACTTAAAGAATTGTACACAGATGAATTAGTTCGCTTAAGTGGGCAAGATATTGAAAGTAAGAAAGAAAAAGAAGCCGCTGAACGGGAAGAAGCAGATCAAAAGGCTGCTGAAAAACGTCAAAAAGAAGAAATAGAACGGGTTAAAGAAGAAGAGAAAACTCGGGTACAGACGTTTGAAGACATCCGTAAAATGGAGCCACAACCGTTGGCTCAACTAATTCAAAGTGTAGCGGATATGAAGGGCGCAGATTTGCAACCTGTCATGAAAAATATAGCCCGCACTAGCAAAGTTGCAGAGAACTTACAGCAGAAGATTGATGGGTCGTTTGGTGAAGGCGAAAAACTTAGTCGTAAACTTACTGCTAAAGAGTTTGAAGAAGCCGAAGGTAAACTGACCAAAAAGATTTCTCGTACTGTAAAAACTAATGATTGGGCACCGTTTGATACGGCGTATCAATACGCTATTTTGCGTAGTGGTGATAACAAGTTTGCCATTATTGCTCCCGCACGCTACAACATAGATGACTTATTTGGCAGTTTCCGGGTCAAATACCCTGACGCTAAAGCCTCGTTTGCAGGATCTGGCACTCTGGCTAACGTCAAGTACCTTACGTTTACTGCCGATGTTGAAGCTAAAGGACCAGCCCCTGACTTTGTAATTACCCCACAAGCCGGTGCGCAACAGCGTAAAGCCGAAAAGATTGCTGGTACTAAGATTGCTAAAGTAACCGACATTCTTACCGGTTCGACTTACAACGATTTGAAGAATGGAGTAGCTGTCAAGAAGTCTGTTGATGAGTATGGTTTAGATGCCACCATGCGTGCCCTTGCTGACTTACGCGCCCAACGTGCGGCCCAACGAAAAGAAGTTGGCAAGTTTGCTATGGATGATCGGGTGCTAGATGAGGCACTTAACTACCTTGACAATACCTATGGCATACAAGTTTATTTTTCTGAACGAGCACAACGCTTAGAAGATAAGCCAAATGTAGGGTTTGCTAATGCATTTCTAAACAAAGCCCGTGCAGAAAGCACAACTCTAGATACAGACGAGTTACTAAAACTAATTGCCAAATATGAAGGTAATTCAGATACAGGTAGGTTGGCAAGAGTCATTTCTACCCAAGCATCTAAATTTGAATTAGATAAAATACCTGTGTTTTATAATCCTTCAGAAGGAAGTGGTAGTTACTTCTACAATATATTCGACAGTAAAGGCAACCGCGAATCTAGCATCATAATTGGTAAAGATCATGTTTATTTACCCGATGTTGCTCTGCACGAAATTATTCACTCTTTGACCGTTGGGCAAATACGTAAAATCCAAGACCCCGAGTACAAACGCACAGGTGCTCGTTGGGAAGATTCTGCACAAGGTTTGATTGATTTGCACAGGTTTATGGAGTTTTACATTAACGACAAGATCTCAAGTAATCAGGGTGATGTAAAACTTTTAAAGAGTCTTAAGCAACAGTACGGCATGAAAGATTCTTTAGAGTTTGTAGCAGAAGCCCTATCTGATGAAGATTTTAAATCTGCGCTTAAAAAGATATCAACCAAAGAGTTTACAGATTGGATAAAGCAGTATAAACCCGGTAAGGCTGATGAGCGTCGTCTAAATATGTTTGAGAAGTTAGTTAAAGGTGCTCGCAACGTCTATGAGTTCTTTACTCGACTGGTTCGTCAGGCACTTAATCTACCCGATTCTTCACAGTCTGTCTTTGATCTTACTGTAAATCAGTTTAGCAAATTAATTCAGCAAAGCACGCCAACTTCTATAATGAAGGGTAGGCCAAACGAAACTAGTATTTCGGAGTTTACAACCCCAAAAAAGTACGGGCGGGACCCGCTACCCGCTGACATCATAAAAATCTTAGATGACATCAAGAACAATCCTGCATTAAATGTTCCGGTCATCAAAAGCAAGGCGGATGCTACTCGTGCAGTAAAGACAGGCATGTTGCCTCTCCTAGCCATGAATCAAATTCGAGATATTTATGGTTCTGATCCTAGGTTAAAAGAACTAAATGATTACTACAAAGCCACCCAAAAAATGGGTGGGTATCGTAATGCCCTACGGGAAAAATACGCTGACGTTCTTAATGACTTCTATAAAGTCATTGACGCACATAAGAATCTAAAAGATAAAATCTACGAGGTTATCAATGAGGGTTCTCGTCTTGAAGTAGATGTTCTAAAACCTAACTCAGACTACAAAGACCCTGCAATTAAAGCCGACCATAAGCGGTTACAGGATATTTACAATGCGTTCCCACAAGACGTTAAAGATTTCTACGCTAAGTACCGCAAGAATAATGACTTTATCCTTGACCAAATAAAAGACTCAATGGTTGCACGGGCTACAAGTTATGTAACAGACCCTGCCTCTAAGGCCGAAATCAAGGCCATGATTGATAAAAAGATTGATTCTTTTAAAGATAAAGGCCCCTACGCACCACTAATGTTCTTTGGCAATAACTGGGTCAATGTCCAAACAGCAGAAGATCAAGTATTGCCGTATTCGTTTGAGACCAAGGCACAGGCTGATGAGTTTGCTAAACAGATGAAAGCCAAAGGTTACGGGGTCAAACAGTTTGAATCTATCCAAGAACTCAAAGCCAAAGGCGCCCCTCGTGCAGGATTCTTCAAACAATTAGAGCGAGTGCTGGATCGTAATAGGGTTAACCCTAAAGCCAAAGACGAGTTATATCAGATGACTCTGATGTACTTGCCTGAAGAGTCATTTATGCGGCAGTTCCAAAACCGTAAAGGTGCGCCTACTTACGAGCGTGATGCACTTCGCAACTATGGTGAGTTAGCCGACAGGGTGGTGCATCAACTGCCCAAGGCACGCTATATGTCCGAAATGGACAACGCCATTGAAACTATGAAGGCTAAGATTAAACAGGATCCGGATGATGAATTGGGGCGGGTACTTGCTGAAGTAGAAAAGCATTTTGACTCTGCTATAAACCCAACCATAAGCCCGTGGGCAACCCGTCTCGGTAATTTAGGATTTGCATGGTACATGGGTGCGAACCCATCAGCCGCTTTGGTGCAGTTGCTTCAGACTCCCGGCGTAACCCTACCTTATCTAGCACCCAAGTACGGCTTAAATCCGACTATGTCTGAACTTGTTAAGGCGGGTAGAGACTTCTTTGGCGGAGAAATATCCGGTGGTAAAGGATTCTTTAGTATTAAAACCAACAATAACTTGTCGGCTACTGAAAAGAAAGCCATACAAGAACTATATGACTTAAACGTCATACCTCCTGCGGCTACAGAAGTTGGCGATATTGAGACCATGACGGGGTTAAAAAATGCTACGCCGCTAGAGAAAGTGGGTAAGAAGGTTAACTTTGCTTTAGGTTATATGTTCCAAAATGCAGAACGGTTTAACCGGGAAGTAACTGCGTTGGCTGCATTCCGCTTAGAGTACAATCGTTCCAAGAACTACGATAAGGCTGTCCAAGCCGCAAACGATGCGGTGGTAGAAACCCAAGGCGACTATTCGGACATGAATGCACCACGGGTGTTTAAACATCCTGCTGCCAAAGTGTTGCTTATGTTCAAGAAGTTCTTGCAAATGATGCTTTATCTGTACGGACGTAATTTGCAAATTGTTATGAATCGTAACAAGTTTACGCCTGAAGAACGTTCGCTGGCACAGAACCGATTGGCTGGTTTGCTTGGTACTTCAGCCGCCATGTCAGGGGTAATTGGTATGCCGTTCTACTGGATGGTCGAATCCATAATGAACGCTATCGGTGATGACGAAGATCCATACTATGACTTTACAACGAAGGTTAGGGAAACCCTCCCAGATTTCTTAGTCTCTGGTATCCCCGGATCTCTCACCGGAGCAAATATTGCATCTCGTACTGGCTTTAGAGATATGCCGCTACTAGGTTTCTTCCCCGGAATTGGGGCTGGTGCATCTAAGTCTGAGGATTCTGAAGGCGCAATTATGGATGCCCTAAAAGTAGCAACTGGCCCGGTAGGTGGTATGTTCTTAAACGTAGGGCGTGGAGTCGATCAAATTAATGACGGTAAACTTTACCGTGGGGTCGAGACCATGCTGCCCTCTGTTCTTAAAAACTTTGCAAAAGCATATCGATTTACGGAAGAGGGCGCACGCACCCTGCGTGGTGATCCGATTGTAGAAGATGTTTCGGGTTACGATGCTGCGCTTCAAGCCTTTGGATTTGCCCCATTAGAAGTAGCGACTAAGCAAGAAAAGGCTAACGTGGCTATGAAGTTCCAAACGGATGCCCAGCGTTCCAAGCAAAAGGTTTACGCATTAGCAAACTTGGCGATAGATGTTGGTGATACTGAAGGGTATGACAAGGCATTGGAACTTCTAGATAAGCACAATGATAAGTACCCCGGTTTTGAAATCAAACCTGCTCAACTTAAACAATCTATCAAAGCCTTCCAAAAGCGTTCTCAAGAAATGCTCGGTGGGGTGTATCTTGAGAAGGGTCTGCGCCCATATCTTTCAGATATTATTGGGCCGTAAAAAAGCCCCCGGTTTTTAAGCCGGGGGTCATCCCATGTGAAGGAGTAAACACCATGAGCGATGCGAGGAGTGACACCACTCAGGGGCAATCCTACCCCAACGTATTTATAAAGTCCACACTCTAATCCCCAGGACGCCGCGTTCAATCCTCACACGCATATCAAATTGTTGTATCCCGTGATACTTAAACTCAGTCTCCAGAGCGTTTTTAGCAAACTCAGTGTCTAAACAGGGCACAAAAATAGATTTCGGAGGTTTCCGCAAAGAGTCCCAATCTAGTTCAAACCTAGCCCCGTCAAGAATTAGTATGTCCATTTACTTCAGATTACCCCCTGCTCTGAGAATATCACCCGTATAAACGTAAGTTCCAACGTGCTCTAGTTTGATGAATGGGTTAGCGTAGATTTTGCCGCCGTTCTTGCGCCACAGTTCGCAGAAGTGATAATCCTCAGACAGCAGCGCCCCGGTATGATCGATGCTTGTAGCAAAAAACTCATGAGTCAAGGGCTTGGCGTACTCGCCGGTCTCGGGATCTTTGAATGATGAGGTGCGATAGGTTGGCACATGGGGCATCAGGTCAATAAATACCTGCCGCTTGATCAGCATAAATCCTGTACCACCATGACGGATTTCGATGCACCCATCTTTATCCGTCTCAACCTTACCTAGTTCTGTAACCATATTAAATACGAATGCGCCGCCATAGTCCTTTAGGTCATCTTTACCTAACTTCGCCGCATCCCCTACCTTTTTCCAATCAATCTCTTTCTTGGGGTAGACACCACAGATGATGTCACGATCCGCCGCCATCAGAGTAGCCACAGCCTGAGCGTCAAAAGATATGTCGGCATCGATGAACATAAGGTTGTCAAAACCTTTTTCAAGGAACAGACGCACTAACTCATTGCGGGCGCGGGTAATCAAACTCTCATTCATGATCTGCGCCCAGTACACAGGCACGCCTACCTGACGCATTTTATTTAGCGTACCCAACAGACCTGCTACATAGTGCCCCGTACACATCCCACCGTACATTGGGGTTGCAATCATCAGACTTGGTTTCTTTTCCTCTGTCATTTTTAATCCTTTAGTTTTTGGACAGCCAGTTGATATCCTACGTGAACAACTCGTAGTTTGTCGTGATAAGTATTGGTAAACATATCAATCGCAATTTTGGGCTTGTGTAAAATAGGATAGTCAATACCCCACATATAATCATCAAACACAATTACGCCGCCTACTTTTAGTATCTGCCACGCCATGCACGCATCCGTCAGTACATCAGGTGCTTGGTGAGAGCCATCAATATAAATTAAGTCCATCAGTTCCAGCGGTGAAGGCATATTCCATATTAGATGTGCCAATCCCTTGGTAGATGTTTGCTTATAAACGTTAACTTTCTTAGTTAAGTCTAAGGTTTGTACCTTGCGGATGTTTTCGTGGAAGCGTTGTTCTACATCCCACATAGTTTTAGAGTCGTGTTCTTCTCCACCCTGCCAAGTATCTATACAAGTAATTATGCCGCCAGAGTCTAATCCATTCTCAATAAGCCATACTGTACTGCGCCCTTCATAACAACCAATTTCTAAAAAACGACGTTTAGCGGAAATGATGCCAAATACAGCACGGAACAAAGGTGGCCCCCATTTAAACCAATCTTGCGTAAATTCGTATTCTTTAGGAATCATTCTTTCACCCTATAAAATTTCTTAGATCCTATACGCACTAAGTCCGCAATGTCGTTCTCAACAAATCGATTCATTGCACGGGCTACTTTGTTGTCACTAATAATCCATAACTTAGCCAAAGTCTTTGCCTGCACCGGAGTCTTGTGGGTGCGTAAGTAATCCCAAACTTTTTCTTCAAACTCGGTCATTTCAACTGCCACTATTCTTCTCCTTTTATAATCGAGTACCATTACCTTTGTTCCGATTAGCACAAGGCCACACTTGCTTCAATGCATCGGTAACTAATAAGTCTGCAGTCTTATGGCGTATGCCGGGATTGGCTTCGATATAACTTCTAACCACATCCCTGACCTGACCATTGGTTACGCCCGACGGGGGGCAACTGAAAACGTGTTGTTGGGCATCGCTCACCCCTGCCACGTACCCAAGAGCAAACATCCTATGAATTACTTCCTCACTATTCATTCTTGATAACAAATCGTTACCCGAAAGAAACTCAGCACTTGCCATGCACGGGACAAACAATAAACCTGCAATTAGTTTTTTCATGTATTTTCGTCTTCCATTTTTTCAAGATCTTCTTGATAGGTTTTAGTTAGATCAAGCACGTTTTCTTGTTTTCGCATCCATTGATAGTTGTATCTAAAGTTACGACGCCCTATTGGTTCAAACTGCTTAATCTTTCTATTCATATCAAACATTAAATCAAGTAATTTTTTGCGGAAATGTCCGGGGTCTATGTCCAAAAGATTAAGGTACGTATCTGAAGTGCGGAACAAAAAGTCAATGCCTGAAATGGCTTCATCCGTAGGTATTAATTTTTTATTTGTATAAACTGCGCGAGGTTTCATTTGAGCATCTTGGATTGCTAAACCTACAACTGCCGCTAATATCCTACGATACGCAGTTCCTTGTGCTTTATAATCCAACTCATATATCATTTTTTATCTTCCCCCTCAATTTCTTTTACCAAACGATTTAAATACCATTGGGCTTTTTTAAGGTCTTGTACCGGATTGTCTTTATGACCAGTACGGCTAAGGTATTTAATAGCAGTCAGCCGTAAGTGCCCTCTAAATTCTTCAGGGGTAGACTTGGCTTTCATGTAGTCAATGGTTTCGATTCCACCCACCATATAGTGTGGCGGATGGTTGACTACGTCTTTCGGGGTATCAGATTTAGGTTCTTTTTCAGGCGCGGCTTTCCACATGGCGTTCTCCTTTAATTTTGATCTTCTTGTGGTGGGGGTGCAGTATCTAAAACATCAATAAAATGCCCACGGCTTGCGTCTAATACAATACAGTACGAGGGCGGGGTTGGTATCTCCGTACCTTTTCCAAGTCGTTTCTTTTCTGCCTTGACATAGATTCCTTTGGCTTTTAGATCAGAGATTAAGTCTTTGTAATACAGTTGCCGTTGAGCACACCAATTACGCAGGTCTTCTACGGGTATATAGGTATGGTTAGTATCCGGTTCATGGCGAATCTTTAACTCTTTTTGTGGTTCGCGTATGGGGGGTTTAGCCATGCCTAATCGCTTGTCAATACCGTCTTCAATAATAAGAATGTTATTAATGTGTCCCCGTATAAAGTCGGCAAGAATCATGTCGTGGTCTAGTTTTAGACTCTCAACATCAGCACGGGAATACATAACCATGTCAGCAGCCCACTCGTAGATACGCTTCAAGTTGTAGTCGTGTAACCCTAACTGTTGGGCTATGTGCCCACCCGTAAGAATGCTTGCTACCCCCGATGACCAATACCGTTCTTTCGTTGTGGCAGCAATCTCTTTATCAAACTGAATCTGAGTTTTTTGCATAAAGTCTAAGACTGACGACAGGTTAGGTAATAAGTGCCGTATATAAATTTCCCCCGCCATGCCATAGTTATCAAACATCAAAGAAAACAACTCGTCAGCCTGCCCCTTGTCCATCTTGTGATTGCCAAACACTTTAATTTCAAACACCCGCATCAATTCGCCTTCGGGTAACTGCTTGATCTGTTGCATTTTTTCGTAGAAAGACGCGTTGCTACTAGACAGCATGATGGTTGCCCATTCAGCAGAATTAAGACGCTCGGCATTAACCTGCGACTGCATCCGATTACGTGGGCGCCCAAGAGTAATAGCGTAGGCTAAATCGGAAAAGTCTTCGGGCTTCATATTAGTAATCTCGTCAATGGTCACGGGTAGGTGTGCCATGACTCCAAAGCGGTGTAGGCGAGACAGTTTGGTATCTTCTGCGTGAAGCATCAGTTTGTCGGGGTGTCCATACACACTGTTACACATACGAAGAATGGTTGATTTGCCTGTTCCGGACTCCTTGGACACATAATTAACAAGCAATCCTTTGTGGTTGGTAAACTTAAATAGTGGCGCACCAAAAGCACATAAAGCGCCGAAAGCGTTGGCTTCCATACCTTCTTCAGCATAGATATTAAATACTTTCTTCCACTGCTCAAGATCACCCCGTTTGCGTAGCAGGGGTGCAGTATTACGGGTTACAACAGACGGGGGACAAAACATCATAGAACCTGTGATGTCTATTTCTCGCTCACCCAATATAAATTTATCGTCATCATCGCTCCACCCAAATCTGACACTAGCGGTTTCTGACGGTTGAGTCATTTGCATCTCCTTAGTTGATCGGGCTATATAAGCCATAATTGCATCCATTGGCTTGCCAGACAGAGCCACTACGCCTTGTTTTGCCAACGCGTTGCGACAAGCATCTTTAGATAGCGCCTCAGTCAGGGACAATGTAAACTCTCGTACCCCGTCTTTTGGTAGATGTAGCCGCATACTTAGTGACTCGCCCTCTTCTCCATCCATGACTCGTTTAACTAAATACAAATCGTTCTCATATACCATTGAAGGTTCTTCTTCATCACCGAAAGCCTCTCGGTAGATACCCCCGTTCTTGCCTCGGAAGTATGGGAATGGAAGCGACGGAATTTTGAATGTTATTTCTTCTTGGAAAATTTCACTTTTCTGAACAACTTCGTTATCCCCTTCAGTTGCCCGTGCAATCTCAGCGCCAATTTGTATAGGGGAAGTTATGTTACCCCTGTGGATACACCCCTCACACCCACCACTCCTCAACTTGTCAAAGGTTGCGCAGGTATATGGCCCCTTGATGTGTATTACTTTTTGTTCCGTTGATTCCGGTGTGTACTGTGGATGATCTTTAGATACTTCATGGATAGCGGTTTCTTCGTCGTCACAAAATGTAGCAATAGATAGAATGGCACGCCACATAGGTTCTTCTAGCGTTGCTTGATTCTCAATGCAATACTTTATCTGCAAGCACCCTTTATCATCGTCAATCTTTTTCTTGATCGTAGAAAACTTGTTGATGTAGTTACCCATCAATGCTTTGGTTACAGCATCCATAGGGCGACGTACTTTGGGTGCGAGAGGTATAACTTCTCCTACCCTAGCAATCAGGTCTTCTAGTCGGCGTGGTTTGCCTTCAAGAATAATATCGACGGGGCGTGGTTCTTCGGTCTTGTGATTAAACGTACCGGGGATTCGTAGAATCCTAGCGGCATCAGCCGTAACCGCAGGGTCGGCTTTTAGGTCATGCTGTACACACTTGGCTTTTAACGACTCCGCTACACGACTCCATTTGTCGATAGGCACGGCTTCATCTAAAGGCCAGTACACATGAACCCCGCCACCGGAGTTAACAATAGTTGGTTTTGGCATACCCAACTCTTTGCAGAACCTACCAAGATCTGCAATTGCGTCTTCTCTAGTTTCGTAGGGCTTCCCCTCGCCACAATCTAAATCTAACCACAAGGCTTTTACTTGAGTAGCATTTGCGCGAGTGCGTTCCTTGGGAGTAGCAAACTTTGCCAACCCAAAGAAGATATCCCGATTTTTCGATGCTAAGTCTGCGACTGTCGCTTCTACTTCATCAAGTGTCTCGACAAATATCTGCTCACGCAGTTTGCCTTTGGTCATGCCAACGATAGCGTAATAGCCACCCTCGGCAGTAACAGCCTGTAAGAATTGTCGGTTCATGTCGCGTCACTTAAAAAGATTTTTTACGAAGTTTTTCTATGGCTTCTTTAATCTTGTTTAAGTATCGCTCTTGAGGTTTAGTCTCGTTTAAGAACCAATTGTAAACAGTCTGTCGTGTGACTCCAAAAAACTCCGATACATGGGACACAGGAATTTCGCGCTCTGCGCAAATCAACCCAAGTTGTACCCACGGCAACGAAGTGTCTTGTTCCTTTATGCGGTCAACAAGTCTCTTTGTATATCCAATATCCATAGCCGTAAGCGGGGGATCACCCCCCGCACCCTTGAGTTGATTAATCATCTGCCCACTGTGCAAGCACGTCACTTAATTCCTGCTTTTCTTCTACGGCAGGTTTCTTTGACTCCCGTTTTGTTGGTTCAGAAGTAGCCGCACTTGCTTTAGCGGTTTTAACTTCTGCTTTCGGTGCAGGGGCGGCTTCCTCAACTTTATCCATTTGAGCCACGGTCATGGTAATTGCTTGTAACGAAGCAGGGGACTTGCTCTGCTTAATTGCGTTATCAAGTTCTTCTTCATTTAGCCAACGAATTGCTTTAAAGGTTAGGCGTGGGGTAGAAGAGTTGATATCAAACTTAGCCTCGGTTACAACAGCAGTAATCGAAGTGCGCTGTGCTTTCAGATACTTAGCATACGCTTGCATAGGCATACGATCACCTTCAGGCTTACCAAAAATAGACTGCGATGGCAGAGTTAGTTGGTATACATCACCGCTGATGTCGTTCTCTAAGACGATAGCGAGTCTTTGTGAGAAACGACACGCACGCGAATCACCTTGACCCGATCCCTTGATATTTTGTGGACAATCCGCGCAACTCGCCGCTTGCGGATTCTGAGCATTGCTGGCGGGACTAATACCGTCAGCGCTCCAACAGTCAGGGGGAACGTTCTTTCCTTCTTCATATGTACCCTCATAAAATGTGCGTGAAACGTGCGGGGCGGCATTTACTACAACCACGTTCATTGCACGGTCTTCGTTAACCGCAATCTGTTGACCACCATCCATCAAACGAAATACTTTTCCACGGATGGAAATACGCTTAGATCCGCCACCACCCGCAAGTGATGCGGTTACGTCGTCGATTTGACGATTACGGATATGGTCAGGGACATTGTTACCGCTAAATAAAGTGATGTCACTCATTTACTTCTCCTCACAGTGATTGAATAAGAATTTACTACGTTCATACCTTTGGGCATCAGCGTGGGATGTTCCTCTAGCCATGCTTTTAGGTTTGTTTGATTGATTCGCCTGTGCAAAATGTCATGCACTTTATGCTCGTCAATATACTCATATAACGATTCCCAATCGTTAGTTGAATATTCGGTTTTAACGGAACGAATAATCGTACCGTGTTTTGTTTTTATATTTTTTGCGCCAATCTCTTTACACTTCTCAAGAAAGTGATTCTGAATTGTTTCCATTTGAGATATGAATACTTCTTCTTTTGCAGCGAACTCCGACTGCAGTTGCCGTAGATGATCACGAATCTTAATGTAGACTTTGACCATCTGATCAATAGACGGATCCTCTGTCACTTTTTCTTTTTCCTCTACTTCGTCGCTCATGGTGTGCATCCTTTCTTTTTATTTTCAACCATATTAAAACCTAAATTTGACATTGTCAAGTAGTTAGATCCTGATAAAGTGAAATTATTTGGCTATGGATATCTAGTTTCGATTGAAGCATTTTATAGATGCGTTGCTCTGCGGGAGAACCCTGTAAGTGAATTACCGTAACGGGATTGTGTTGTCCCTGTCGGTGAGCACGCGAGTTTGCTTGTAGATATGTCTCTAAACTTGTTGTAGGACCGAACCATATGATGGTGTTGGCTGCAGTCAATGTGACGCCATGTGACGCTGCTTGTGGCTGAATGACTAAAACTTTGGGGGATGCTTCGCTTTGAAACCGCCGAAAGATATCTGTACGGGCTTTGGCAGAAACTTCTCCGTTGATGATTTCGTTGGAGTAGCCTTTGTCGGTTAAAAAATCTGAAACGACATGGATCGCGTGTTTAAACGGGACAAATATGAGGACTTTGTCACTGGCTTCAGCAAT